CGCAATCGCGGCGACATGATCTATCCGACAAAAGAACGCGCTGACGCAAAAATCGACGGCGCTGTGGCTTGGTTCCTGGCCCTCGCGGTTCAGGGATCAGACACATCAAACCTCAAATACCTTTCATGATTCGCACCGCCATAGACACTATCCGCCAGAAGGCCGCTCTGGCCCTTCTGGGCAAGGGCTATGTGTTCCGCAATGGCAACTTCGAGCGGTACTGGGGCCAGCCCAACTACGAGGGCGTCCCTGTCACTCCGGAAACGTCGCTGCACACCGGTTCGGTCTGGTCTTGCGTGCGCCTGATCGCTGGCGTCGCCGCTTCGCTGCCGATTGACGTTTTCGAGCGCGTGGGCGACCGTCGCGAGAAGCGGCAGGAGCACCCAGCCGAACTTCGATTGGACTCCGAGCCGAACCCGGAGATGTCGGCCTACTCGTACCGGTTCGCCACTTGGGCGCACTTCCTGCTCTGGGGCAACAGCTACTCGCTGAAGGTCCGCAGCGGCGGCCGGCTGATCTCTCTGTGGCCGCTGCATCCGGCGTGCATGGAAGTCCGGCGCGAGGATGGCCAGTTGCGGCGGCTGGTGTATGTCTACACGGACCCGGAGACGGGGCAGAAGACGACGTACCCGCAAGACGACATCCTGCACATTCCGAACTTCTCGCTGGACGGCATCAATGGGATGTCTGTGATCGAGCAAGCCCGCTCCGGGGTAGCGCTGAATCAAATCGCTTCCAAGAACGCCGCGCGGGCGATGCAGAACGCCGCAAAGCCGTCGCTCAATCTCGAAGTGCCGCACGCGCTGGCCGAAAACGTGCGCCAGCAGATCAAAATGCGGCTGATGAAGGAGACGACCGGCGAGGCGAGCGGCGAACCGCTTATCACGGAAAACGGCTCGAAGCTGAACGTGTTGAACATGCCGTTCAAGGACCAGCAGTACCTTGAAACGATTCAGGCGACCGATGAGCAGGTTGCAATGATGTTCGGCGTTCCGCCTGGGATGATCGGCATTTTGACAAAGACGACGAGCTGGGGAACGGGCGTTGATTCGCTGAAGCAGGGATTCTTGGATTTCACGCTGGCTCCGCTGCTGAAGGCGCACGAGGGCGCGTATGAGCGCTCCCTGCTCGACCGCAATCGCGAGCGTGAGTTCTACATCAAGCACAACACCGCCGCCTATCTGCGCATGAACCTGCTGCAAACGATGCAGGCGCTGCAAGTGGCTATCCGGTCGCGCATCCAGAACCCGAACGAGGCGCGCGCCCTGCTCGACCTCAACCCCTACGATGGCGGCAACGAATACTTCGCCCAAATGCAGGACCTGCCCATCGCGGCGGCTCTCGAAAACACACCAAATGGAGGCCAGTGATGGACCGTCGCCTTAGCGTCAAAATCAAGAGCTATCAGGATTCCGGCAAGGTCGAAGGATACGTTTCGATCTACGGAAACAAGGACCTCAACGGCGACATTGTGGAGCCTGGGGCCTTCACGAAAACGGTAACGGAGTCCGGCGGCGAAGTCGTGATGCTGCTACACCACGACCGCACTCGCCCGATTGGAATGGCGAAGCTGGAGGAGCGCGAAAAGGGCCTGTTTCTCAGCGGCCAGATTGCCACTGATCTCCCGGACGGTGAACTGGCACACAAGCAGGCGGCAAAAGGCCTTTTGCGCGGCCTATCCATCGGCTATCGCACTGTGAAAGAGATGTGGGACGACATGGCGAAAGCGTTCCGGCTGTACGAGGTCAAGCTGTTCGAGGCCTCGCTCGTGACGATCCCGGCCAATCCGCTGACACTGATCGAATCCGTCAAGGCCGAGCACGATCTAATTGCCCGCGCCGCCGAAGACATCAAGGCGGGCCGCACGCTCAGCGCCGCGACCCGCAAGCGACTGGAGGCCGCAGTCGAAGAAATTCAGGCACTTCTGACTGAGGCCGACGCCTCCGAGGAAGCCGCCAACGGCGGTAAATCCGCCACCGCCGACGAGCCGCTGATGCACTCGCTGCGCGGGCTCACCGCTATCCTCCGCGCGTAGAGCGCGGCCACTACCAACAAAACTACTGCCGTGAGGCAGAAGGAGCAATTGTGTCTGCTGAACTGAAACAGACGATTGAAGACCTCGGGCGCGCCTGGGAAGCGTTCAAGGCGAACAACGATGAGCAGGTCAAAGCCGCCGCGCGCGGCTTTTCTGCGTCCATCTACGAAGAGAAGGCCGTCAAGCTGAACGACCGCATCTCCGAGCTGCAGGCGAAGTTCGAAGCTGGCCAGAAGGCGCTCGACGACCTGACTTCGCGGCTGGAGCGTCCCGGCACGGGCGCGGCGCCGGCGAACAACGAGCACACCAAGGCCTATACGCAGTGGATGCGGCGCGGCGAAGCGAACCTCTCGCCGGAGCAGGCGAAGGCCATGAGCGTCGGCAGCGACCCGGACGGCGGCTACCTCGTGCCCGTCGACATGTCGGGCCGTATCGCGGCGAAGATCTTCGAGACGTCCAACATCCGCGCCATCGCTCAGGTCGACTCGACCAACAGCGACGCCGTGGAAGGGCTGAACGACAACGACGAAGTGTCGACTGGCTGGGTGTCGGAAACCGGCACGCGCAGCGAGACGGACACGCCGGAGCTGGGCAAGTGGCGCATCGAGATCCACGAGCAGTACGCCGAGCCCCGCATCACGCAGAAGCTCCTCGACGATGCCGCCCTCGACGTGGCCGCGTGGCTGGAGCGCAAGATCGTCGACAAGTTCGGGCGCACGGAGAACAACGCTTTCGTTGTCGGCAACGGCGTCGGCAAGCCCCGCGGCTTCGCTGGCGGCTACGCGACGGTGGCGACCGCTGACTCCTCCCGCGCGTGGGGCACGCTGGAGCACATCAACTCCGGCGCGAACGGCGACTTCGCTGCTTCCAACCCGTCTGACCGGCTGCTCGACATCGTGTACAGCCTGAAGGAAGGCTATCGCACGGGCGCCCGCTGGGTGATGCCCCGCGCGGTGATGCTGCGCATCCGGAAGTTCAAGGAGTCGACGACCAACGCCTACATCTGGCAGCCCGGCCTCACGGCTGGCCAGCCGGCTCTGGTGCTGGGCTACCCGACGACGGAAGCCGACGACATGCCCGCTTTGGGCACCGGTTCGCTGTCGCTGGCCTTCGGGAATTTCCGCGTGGGCTACCAGATTTTCGACCGGCTCGGGATTCGCACCCTCCGCGACAACCTGACCACGAAGGGCTATGTAAAGTTCTACACGACCAAGCGCGTGGGCGGCGGCGTGACGAACTTTGAAGCAATCAAGCTGATGAAGTTCCAGAGCTAGGAGACAACGACCATGCGTGACCTCTACAACAACCTTGCCATCCGGCGGGCGATTTCGCCCGTCTCGGTGGCGGACAACACCGCCCAGGTGTCCCAGATCATCGACCGTCAGGGCTTCGATTCGCTTGTGTTCGGGATCGCCATCGGTTCCGTCGCGGACGCGGACGCGACGTTCACGGTGCTGGTCGAGGACGGCAACGACTCGGGCCTGTCGGATGCGGCTGCTGTTGCTGACGCTGAACTGAACGGCACGGAAGCCGCCGCCGGGTTCCAGTTCGACAGCGACAACCAGACGCGGAAGATCGGGTACAACGGCATCAAGCGGTACGTTCGGCTGACCATCACCCCGGCCAACAATGCCTCCGCTGCCCTGCTTTCCGCCGTGGCCATCCTTGGCCACGCTTCGCTCCAGCCGACTGCGTAGTTCTCCCTCTCCTGTGACCGGGGCGGCAACCAGCCGCCCCGCCTTTTTCTCCGTCGATGAAAAAAAACTACTCCTACCAACTCGTGACCGGCCCGACCGGCTACGCCATCACCGACGCGGAGATGGAGGCGCACGCCCGCGCGAATGGACAGCCAGCCATTCAATACCAGCCGTATGTGTACGCGGCGCAGGAGTTCACTGAGAGGATTTGCAACCGAAAACTGACGACACAGACGTGGAAGATGTTTCTGGACGAGTTCCCGCATGGCGACCGTCTCGAAGTGCCGTTTGGCCGTCTTCAGTCCGTTACGCACATCAAGTACACAGACACGGCAGGAGTGCAGCACACCTTCCCGACGACCTCATGGGAAGCGTCTGCCGCCCGCGATCCGGGTGTGATTGCGCTGTCGTACTCGAAGACCTGGCCGACAGCGACGCTGCGCGTCCTCGACCCCATCGAAATCCAATTCGTTTGCGGGTGGACCACGGCAGCGGACGTACCATACGACCTTCGCGCGGCCATCCTACTCATGGCTGGCCACCTCTACGCGCACCGGGAAAGCGTGATCGTGGGCGATTCGGCGGCTGTGGAGTCGAAGCTGCTCGCGCAGGGTTACGACGCGCTGGTCGCCAACTGGAGGATCTGGTGAGGGCGGGCGATCTTCGCCACTGGCTGCTCATCGAGTCCAAGACCGTCGCGGTAGATTCCAACGGCGACCGGACGGAGACATGGGCGACTTTCGCTGAGTGCTGGGGGCACATCCGCAGCGGCAGTGGACGCGAGTTTTTCGGCGCAAAGCAGACGATCACCGACCTCTCGCACGACGTTCTCATCCGGTACGTCGCGGGAGTCACGACCGACATGCGGATCAAGTACGTCGACCCGAAGAACGGCAACGCCGAGCGCTACTTCAACATCCGCGCCGTCAACAATCCCGACGAGTTGGACGAGATGCTGCGGTTGCAGTGTTCCGAGGTAATCATCTAGTGGCGACGCGACAGCGGCAAATCAAGATCGAAGGCCTCGACGAACTGACGCAGCAGATGGAAAAGCTGAAGCGTATCCCGCAGGGTCGAGACGTGCAATCCGCGCTCCTCGACGCCGCGCAGATCGTCAGCCAGCAGGCCCGTGCAAACGCTCCAGTCGCCCCGTATCCGACGTATTACCGGGGCAGGTTTATTAACCCCGGCGGGCTGCGTGCATCGCTCACGGCGGCTGCTGGGCGGGCTTACAAGAACTTCTTGCAAGCGTTCGCGTACACGCTCAAGGTCCGCGCGCCGCACGCGCATTTGGTCGAGTTCGGTACCAAGGCGCACGCGATCAAGCCGACCAACAAAAAGATCCTAAAATTCGGCAATCGCGCGATCCGCTGGGCGAAGCAGGTGCAGCATCCCGGCTCGCGCCCGATCCCGTTTTTCAGCAAAGCCGTCGCGCAGACGCGCAATCGCATCAAGCGGCTGCTTGAAAGCAAAGTGAAGGCCGCGTTCGACGCGCTCGGGAGGGCTGCGTGAGACTCTATCAGGCGCTCTACAAGTACCTCCAGACCGTCACCGCTGTGACCTCGCGCGTCGGCACTCGCATCTATGATCTGCACGCCGATCAGGGGCGGGTGACGGACTATCCGGCGATTGTGATCGAGGTGGTTGACTCGCAGCCGTTTCACTCCATTGGGGCAGCGGCACCGACAGCCACGCGCCGCCCTGTTGCGCTCTACTGCATGGCGCAGGGCAACAACAAAGCCGCCGAAGACCTCGCGGACGCTGTGTATGCGGCGATCATCGCGCAGGAAGCGGCGATTACTGCGGCGGCTGGCTCGCTGACAGTCAAAAGCACACACCTGAACGGACGCCGCAACGAGTTCGAGGACGCCCTCGAAACGTCGCAAAAGCTGTACGCGGTGATTCTCGATTTCGACATCATCCACGACCTGTAACTAGGGCGCGGATGCAGGCCGCACGTCGTGAGATGTTCGGCCACCCACTAACTACTGCCGCGAGGCAGAAGGAGCACACATGGCTACCCTTGCGGGAAATGCGGGCAGCTTCCGGCTGACCACCAACACCGTCGCGGAACTGGACAACTGGACCCTCGACACGTCCACGAATCTCGAAGAAACCCAGAGCTTCGGCGACACCTGGAAAGAGCGGACGGCGACGATCCGCGAGTGGAGCGGCACGGCCTCGGGCCGGTTCGACATCAGCGACACCAACGGCCACGTTGCGCTCCAGAACGCCGCGCTTGGCGGGACGACGGTGGCGGGTCGGTTCTACATCAACGGGACCAACTACTACAGCGGGACTGCTTTCGTTCAGATGTCGCTGTCGACGCCCGAGAACGGGCTCATCACGGTGAATTACACGATCACCGGCACCGGCGCGCTGTCGTACACCTAAGGAGGTCTGAATGGCCGTAATGGTTGGCCGACAGGCCGATATCTACATCGCATCCGGAACGGGCACCACGATGACGGGCGAGGCGACAACCTCGCTCGGCAGTGGTGTCTACCGGATCACCAACAGCGCCCGCCGCGCGATCAATCCCAACGCCGCTCTCACTGTTCTCGACGGCGTAACGACGGTCAACCCGGCGCTCTACCGGGTGAGTTTCGGCGCTGGCCTGATCATCTTCACGGGCGGCTACACGCCCGCTGGCGCGGTGACGGTGACAGGGCAGTTCCTGACGCTCTCGCAAGCCGCGCAGGGGACACAGTGGAGCCTCGAAGTGCAGAACACGCTTGAAGACGCGCACGTTTTCGGCGACTCGTGGAAAGCCGTTCAACCGGTGCAGCGCGAGTCGACGGTTACGTTTGAGCGGTTCTACAACGACGAGTATTTCCACACGCAGGGCGCTAATTACTACGTCCTGGCGCTGTATCTAAACACGAGCACCGGCGCGCGCTACGTCATGGCTGGCCAACTCACCAGCGTCGGCCGCACGGTTGACAATAACGCCCTGATTCGTGAAAACGTGCAGTTTTCGTCGCATGGACAGGTCGATTTCCTCGCGAGCTAACGATGCGCTACGACAAGCAAACGAACACCCTCCAGATCCCCTTCGAGAACGTCCGCGCGGCCACGCGCGACGGCGTTCCGGTTGACGTGACTAGCGCCTTCGAGGTCCACCAAGACGGGCCGATCACGCTGACCATTTCCAAACAACCTCTTCCCGAGCCCACTGACAGATGAACCTCCGCGAAAAAGTCCTCTCCCAAACCCTCCGCACACAGATCATCGACGTGCCCGAATGGGGCGAAAAAATCGGCATCCGCGAGTTGACCGTTGAACAGCGGCTCAACTTCTCGATTGCCTTCCAGAAAAACGGCATCAAGGCGCTAATAGAGCTGATGATCGACAGCACCTTTGACCCGGAAACCGGCAAGCCAGCATTCGAAAAGGCCGACCGCGACACGCTGGCGAAGTTGCCCGGTAAGGGCGTCCAGTTCGTCACCGACGCCATTTTCGACCTGTCGGCTATGACGGCTGAGGCGCAGGCAGACATCGAAAAAAACTCCGAGGCGAGCGGCGATTAGTCTTCGCCCTCGCCGAAAAACTACACTGCCAAGTATCCGAGATCGAGGCCATGCCATCGCGGGAATTCGCGGAATGGTGGGCCTACCTGGAACTGACGGCGAAAGAGCGCCAGCAAGCCGAAGCAGCCGCACGGCGCAAGTAACCCATGCCCATCCTCTCCAACCTCATTGTTCGCATCGGCGCGAGTACCGACGACTACGACAAGAAGGTCAATGCGGCGCTCGGCAAGGCGCAGCGGTTCGCGCAGTCCGTGACCGCTGCGGGCGAGGCGATGGCGATTGGATTCTCCGCGCCGATTCTCGCCGCCGGCGGGGCCGCGATCAAAGCCGCTAGCGATATGCAGTCGCTCGAAATGGGCTTGAAAGCGGTCATGAAAACGACCGACGCGACGACCGCCGAGATGGCGAAGTTGCGTGAGGTGGCGAAGCTGCCGGGGCTGGGGCTGGAGGAGGCTGTGCGGGGCTCCGTGCGCTTGCAGATCCTCGGCAATTCGGCCAGCGAATCGCGTCGCATCATGGCCGAGCTTGGGAACGCTCTCGCGGCTGTCGGTGGCGGACGCGAGGACTTCAGCGAGGTCATCCGTCAGTTGTCGCAGTTGGGCGCGGTCGGCAAGGTCACCAAAGAGAACCTCGACCCAATCGTCGAGCGCATCCCGCAGATCGCCGCGATTATCAAGGAAAAGTTTGGCGCGCAGGCGCTGGGCGATCCAGCGAAGACGTTCGAGCGGATGGGCATCTCGTCGCAGCAGTTCATCCGCATCCTTGTGGATGAATTGGCGAAGGGCGAGCGGGCCGGCAACACCTACAAGAACTCCTGGGAGAACATCCAAATGGCCGCGAAGGATGCGGCTGCGGAGTTCGGAAAGACGCTGCTGCCGATGGCGCAGCGCGTCCTCGACGACTTCCTGACCCCCGGTATCCAGAAGGCGAAGGAGTTCGCGCAGGAGTTCCAGAAGCTGCCGAAGTCTACGCAGGACTTCGCCATCGAACTCGCTGCCGTCGCCGCAGCTACGCCTTTGGTGATTGTCGCGCTCGGAACCATTGCGGAAAAGGCGGCTGTTTTGTACGGCGCGCTGAACCGCGTCATTCCTCTACTCGGGCGCTTCGCTGGGTTTCTGCAAATGCTCCCCGGATGGGGTAAAGCTGCGGCGCTTGGCATCGCTGGCTTGGCGTTGTCGATTGACAAAATCATCGACAAAAGCAAGGAACTTGCCATCGCGCTCGATCCCAAGAGGGCCACTGGTGCGGATTATGAACTGATTTCCGTGATCTCTGGCCAGTACCGCGAGATGGACGACTCCCTGCGTGCGCTTGTGTCCACTAGCGGCGGTCTTGGCTCCGCGCCGTCTACGTTTCAGATTCTCGCTGACGCCATGAAAAGTGGGGCCGTCGTCAACGGTCAATATCGCTCTACGGTCCTGGGGGTGGCGGAATCGGCCAACTCGGCGACTGGAGCTATCACCCGCAAGGCCAAAGCCCACATTGAACTCAAAGTCGCCACGCTCGACGGAGCCATCGCGCAGAAGATGGCCCGCGAGTACATGGACGACTACAACAAGGCCATCGACAAGGCGGCTGAGTTGGGCATCAAGTACGGCGGGATCACGCGCGAGCAGATCGCGCTAAACATCCAGGTTGCGGACACGCTGTTCCGTTACTTCCGTATCCTCGAAAACCCGCCCGATGTGAAGATTCCCGGCATCGGTGGCGGGATGAAGGACGTACCGCGCCCGGATATGCCGAAGTTCCCCGGCAGCTTCGAGGAATTCCGCAAGATGGGCGAAAACATCGGCGACCTCGGAATGCAGACCAAGGAGCAGTACGAGGCGATGAAGCGCGCGGCGCAGTCGTCCGCAAAGGCTCAGTCTGCCGCCCTTCGCCAAGTATCTACCGTGCTCACCGACCTCTCGCGGGGAATCGCCCGCAGCATCGTCGAGTGGAAGGGCTGGGGCGAGATGCTGAAGGGCGTCGCCAAATCCGCGGGCGAGGCTATCATCCGCGAACTGGTCGAAAAGGCCCTCGGCAAGCTGGCCGGGAAGCTGATGGATGTTGGCGGGATTTCCGGAAAGGTCTTTGGTGGCGGGACTGGCTCGGTCATGTCTGCTGTCGGCGGCGGCGGCGCCTCTGCGGCGGGCGGCATTGGTGGCGGCGCGTCTGCTGCGGCGGGAACGGCCATGAGCGGGGTCATGGGTGCTGTGACGATGGTCAGCGGCATCG